AGTCTCTGGATGAGTCAAAAACTCAAAAGCATTAGCAGCCTTATAGGTACGAGCCTTACCTTGAAGACGGAATGTGTTAGCCACATCCTTAGTAATCAACTTGCTCCATACACCAATGGTGTTTGCCCATGCTTGAATAAACGGTGCAACCAAACGGAACTGAGCTGCATACTGCTTCTGGCGAGTTGCATCATAGTAAAGTTTACGAACCTGATCAGCAGCATAACGCTGACCGATAGCATCGATATCAGTCTTTGTAAGACCTCGATCATCAAGTGTCTTGACTGCCTCACGCATACGAACCAATGCTGGGTTAGTGGTACCAGATTTAATACCAAATACCTTGATGTCACGAAGTTCTTGTTCTGCGACCTTGAGGATATCTTCTGCTTCTGCCTTAGATAGCAAGTTGAAGTTATCTGCTACGCCGTTCCAATACTGTTGCTGGAACTCTGGGCCAAGTGCTGCTCTCTTTTCAAGCTGTGCAGATAGACGGAAGAATAGGTTTGCACCCTTATCCCATTGACCACGAAGAGAAGCAACGGCACGAATATCATCGGCAGGAAGTTTCAACTGACCAATAGCAGATGAGACATCTGTAGTCTGGCGGTAATCCTTGAGGATTCGACCAAGCCACACATCCTTAGCAGTTGTACCCTTTGGATCGAACTTCTGTACATCACCCTTGATATCACGGATCTGCTTACCAGAGATAAAGTCACGAAGCTCTTGACGACCTGCTGCAAGGTTATCAATACCCTTATTGACGGTATCGAAGTATGCAGCCATAGCCTTCTTGGCTACTGCTTCATCAGGTGAAAGTAGTAATGCACGATTAGTCTCATCGACCTTAGCAATCTGTTCACGAAGTAGTCGACCTTGCTTTGTTTCAAACATAAAGTCGATAATGATTCGTGAGTAGTCACGAGATAGATCGAAACCTTGTGCTTGCTTCTTGATAATAAACTCTGGTGCTTCTGAGAACCAAGGCTTGAATACTCCACCCGGTTGACGAAGACCACCTGTGAGTCCACCTGCTGCTAGACGAGCAAGAGATGATTCACGGTACTGAAGGATTGCTCCAGCCCATGCACGATTGAATCCTTTTTCGGTGGAGTCAATGAATCGCATACCAGTACGAAGTGCTTGAGACAAGGACATAGTTCCTTGACCAACACCCATACCCATGCCACGAGTCATCATCGCTGCAAACTGATCTGCATCGGATAGGAGTGAACCCTTGAAAGATGCTGTGTCTACCTCTTTAGCAAGTTCATCAAAGCGAGTACCAAAGACATTCTTATCGAATCGAGAGAACTGGCTCAGGAACTTCTTTGATCTTGTACCTGCTGGGTTACCAAGCATCATGCCAATAAACTGCAATGGGTGGTTGAATAATGTTGATGATCCACCAAGGTAAGCACGAACCTGCATATCACCGATGTTTCTTAGAACATAAGAGACACGATATACAAGAACTGTCTGTTTGAAGAATGAATCGAAAAGATCTGTGCTTACTGCTCGGAACTGTTGTGCTGATGCATTCCTTGAGAGGAAGCGAGTCTTTCCAGATATCTGGCGGAAGGCATCGAGGTCAGGCCATTTAACAAAGTTAGCCAACTGAGAGTCGAGTAGTGGGTCAAGTGGGGAAAGTTTGAGCTTCTGCCCATCGATGATGTGTTCAACTGTTGAGGCTGTGTTTCCATCAACTTGTGCCAAAAACCTTCTGTTAGCATCTTGTTCCTTCTTGAATACTCGTGCTGCATCATCAAGAAGTTTCAACTGCTCTTCGGTTAGATTCGGTGCCTTCTCTTTGACCAATGACTTGATCGTGTCGATGAAGATATTGAATCTTTCGGTGGATGTAGTCGCAGACATCATTGCCTTGACTGAATCCTTTTGTAGACTTGGAGAAGCCTTTAGGAACGGCAATGTGTCATTCATCTGACGAACAAGTTCATCAACATCATCGAGATGGATCAAATTCTTAGTAGGTGCAAATCGACCTAGAGGACTGTCCTTAACCTTGGCAAAACCTTTAGCGGTTACATCAAGGAAGAACTTCTCAAACAATGCATGGTGCAACTTGAGTGAGTTTGGAGAATAGATTCCAGATTTGAACTCTAATGCACGAGATTGAGAAGCAAGACCAAGACGAGTACCTGTTGAGATATCAAGACCTGCTTCACGAGCAAGGATCTGTAGAACTTCCTTCTCGGATGTAGCAGCGGCAAGTCGCTTGGCTGTATCTACTGTGAGATCGCCATTAAATGCTCGCCAGACATCATAGAAGTCATCTGGGCCAAAATGAACAGCAACCATCTTTGCAACATTCTGACCCAATGGGCCAAAGAATGCCTTGGCTGCTTGCTGATAATTGAGAAGTGATTTCTCACCAACAGACATCAAACCAAACTCTGCTTCAAGAGCTAGTCGTTCTGCACCTTTAGTCTCTGTGATCTTTTCAAGTAGAGCCTTTTGCTCCTTGATTCGATCTTCAATCATCTTAAGGTTATCAAGATAAGACTTGTTAGCCTTGGTATATTCTTCGTTAAGTAAAACCTTAACCTTTTCGACTTCAGAAATCTGTGTGTCGAGGTTAGCAATCTGTTGCTGAACAGTAAGTCGAGGTGTCGCTGCTGCTTCAGTAAGTCCTTGAACCTGCTGGGTAATACCCATGCGAGTTGTATCAGCCTGTAGACCAAAGTCACGAACATCTGGAGATGCAATAGCATCAGCCTGAAGACGAGCAAAGTCTGTCAACTTAGCATCGAATGGATCAACTGTTCGTGGGAAGTAAGCGAATCCGCCACCACCCATACCACGAGTTGCACCAACATTACTAAAACCTTGGATACCTGATCTTTCATAAGCAAGATATAACTGATCTGTAACACCTGCTCGTTGAGCTGCTGCTACTAGATCTCCGTGTGTTGCACCCGGTGTATCGATAACATCAAGAACATTTTGAAGTTTTGCTTCTTGGATACCTGCTGCTGTTCCAACATCAATCAGATTGGATCCAATTTCGTTACCAACTCGAGTAGCCTGTGGAGAATCTCCAGCCTTGATAAGACCAGACCACTTGATAAGTCGTGGCTTCTGCTTTGCAGCAACACGAACGACAACATCTGCACCATCACGGATACCTTGAGTTGCAGCTCTTGCACCCTTCTTGAGTGCTGCTTCTTCAACTGTGTGGATAAGTCCGGGAGCCAACTGCTCTTGACGAGCAAGAGTTTCAGCAGACTGAGTGACTACATCAAAACCTTTATCGAGAACGCTTTGAACTTCTGCTGCACGACCAGCATTGTTGAGTTCAAGACGGAATGCAATTAACTCTTCAGCCTTACGCTTATCTCCAACGAGTGCTTCAGATCGAGAAGTCTCAGACTTGAGAGCAGAGAAAAGATCGTTACGCTTTCCAGCGAGGTCACCATAGGTAGCATCGAGTAGATCTGAATCCCACTTTGCTTGGTATACAAGATCTCGATTACGAGATAACTCTGGAAGCAATGCTTGGTAATCATCTTGAAGTTTGATCAAGTCACCTTCGAGCATACGAAGATCACCAGATGCAGCCTTCTTACCTGCACGAACCTTTGCAAGCTCTGGCAATGTCTCTTCTGCTTCACGAGCCACAGCCTTGATTGGAGCTTTCTTGGCTTCGGCTGCACGAGCTGCCGCCTTAGGGCCAATACGAAGCGTTACACCAAACTTACCTGCTTCTTTACCGATCTTGAGTAATCCAACACCGGGAACATAAGTCAATGGGTCGGCAGCAAGGTTAAGTACGAATCCAGATACTGCTTGGAAAGTTCTAGCAGCCTTAGTTTCTGGATCGTCAAAGAGTGCTTGAGTAAGTCCTGTGGAATAAGTCCAAGGAACTCCACCCTTCATTTTTGGGCCAGCAGCAATCTTTGCTGCAAGGAGTGCCTTACCTACTTCAGAGGTTACATCTGTTCCAAGAAAACCAGTACCGACATCAACACGACCAGTTCTAAAGAACTGATTAAGTGCTTGACCAGTTTGTGTCTCGTCAAAAGTATTTGAAAATGGTCTACCTGCTACAGCATTACGAACGCTTGCTTCGAGCATTTCGAATGGTGTAGACAAAAGCATGAATGCTGTACGAGTTAGTGGTGCAAGAAAGTCGGCAGGTGATCCCTTAGGTGTCTTGTTCTGCTCACGCAACTTAGCAGCAGCAGCCTTAGCTGCTTCACGCTGTTGATCGATGAGTGCTTGACCATCCATGGTTGCAGCAGCAGTAGCTGTGTTTCCATAAGGAATTGCACCAGATTTAGCAAGACCTATAACTACACCCGGCGAAGCATTTGGATATGCCTTTGCCATTCCAGCAACTTGCTGTGCAAATTGTGGATTGAGGTAGCGGTTTTCTTGCTGCCTTCTGTAAACATCATATTCAGGAGTTCCGGGTAGTGGAATGTTTCCAACTACACTCGGCAGACTTCCTGTACCTTTAACTCCGCCGACTCCTGCCATTAAGCACGACCCTCTGCCTTAATTCGCTGGGCAAGTCGAGTGAGATCTGGATCTGGATACAGTTCTGCCAGCGACATGATCAGTTGAGCAGTTGGGTCTTGTGCCAAAGGTGGAGTTGGTAAAACTTCAGGGCCACGACCCGGGCCAAACGATGCACCATCAGTAATAGGAACATCTTTGTCTGGATTAGGTGTTGTAAGACTTAGTGTTGGTCTTTGAACTGGAACAGCGTTAGCAACTGCACCCATTTGTTCAGCAGAAACTTCAGAGGCTGCAAGGTTTACACCCGGTGCAGTTTGCAATGCCATGAGTTCTGAACCCTCACCATATGCTCCACCCGGGATGTACTGAGCTGCTTGTCTTCCTGTGTACTCAGCCATCTTTCTTAGCCTCCATTTTTTCAATATCTTTGGACAACTTCTCCCACATATAACGCTTCTTTGCTTCGTTCACGGAATGTGAATGTACGATTCTTGAGAGAAGAGAGAAAAATTCTGTAAATGAAACGCTGATGTTGTACATCAATGCAACAAAAGCGTAAAGGAAATCTATCTTCTTAGCAGGTCGGGCTAAGATAAACATATCGTCTATGTCATCAAACTCTTGATCGTGATCCATAGCCCGACCTTTCTAAGCGTTATTAACTAACTTTCTTTCCACCAGCTTTTGCTGGCTTGCCTGTTTCACCAAGCTTCTGCATTGCAGACTTTCCCTTTGCAGACGAAGCACCCTGAATAGGGCCCTTGACTGGTGCTGGGGCTACTTTGCCTTTCTTGACTCCGAACATATTTCCTCCTTGTTCGTTTAAGCGGCCCCAGTTAGGGCTGCTAATAGTTGTGACATTTGCGGAGATCCGCCTTGTGCTAGATCTGTCCGTCTTGAGAACTGACCGGGGCCAGCCACCATTTGGGAGCCAGCGGCCGGGGCCGCTCCCGGAACCATACCCATCATTTCAGGGGGTAATGGTTGCGAAGCACCGGGGGCCATCGCAGTCGCCGCTGGCTGTTCCTGCGGAGCAAATGCTTTAGAAACAATCTGCTCCAAACTTTCACCCTTTTGACGACCTTGGATAATGTCAGCGATTCGTTTAACCGCTTCTGTTGGGTCGCCACCTTGTGTTGCAAGCATTGGAATAGCCGTTGCATATTGCGATACGGCGTTGCGTAGAGAGTCACGAAGATCTTCGATATCAACCTTTTGTTCTTCTTGTGTGACATTGATAGAGAATGGAAGATTACGGCGTAGGAAATCACGGCTGATGAGTTTGTCACCACGAAGTTGTAATCCGAAGATAGCTGCACGATTAGGATCGAGTCCAGCCATGAGACCATACTGAACATCTACGGTGTAATCACCCTTGATGTCACGAGATGGTGTGTAGTTTAGTTCGAAAGGTGTACCGTCATCGGTTCCACGAATAACTTTTCGATCATTAGGGAAGACTTTCTCGTCTACCTCAAATGCAATACCGATGAGATTGATTAGGAATCTAGCGAATACTGCTTGTGCAGCCTTGACCTGTGAGTCAAAACCACCCATAAGAGCCTGTACACCACGACCAGTAACGATAGATGCATCGATCTGACCTGTACGACCTTCTGGATAACGAGATCCCATGCGGAGTTCTCGTTCAAGATTAGATGATTCTGCGAATACTCCGCTAGGAAGTTCGATTGGAACTCGGCGGATTCTTTCTGGAGTGTTAGAACGAAGCAATGCATCAGGGCCAAGAGCAAATTCTTGGACATCTGGTGGGATAGCAATCGGTGCTTCTACTGATTTCTTCGCTGCTTCTAGTTGTAGAAGAGCAAAACGAGCCTTAGCCATCTGTACTGGAAGCACATCATCGAACTGACCACGAGCTTGACCATCAACAGTTGGTCGTTCTGCAATGTCAACGAGTACTCGACCGATGACATTTGGGGTATTTGAGAGAACCAGATTGTCAAGATCTGGGATAAAGATCATGTCTTGGTACTTATCGTGGTAACGAATCATCGCTACATTGGCGTTCTGCCCACGATACTTCTGCTTAATCTTGTTTGTATGCTCTGGATACTGGTAGATAATTGATTCAACATCCATAACAATGGTTTGAGAAACGCAAGTTACATTGCCAAATCGATCCTTGTCATAGTAAAGACCGAATGGATCGAGCAAACGAATGCGTGGAGTATCGGTTTCAAAGTCAATATCAACGATACCTGCACAGAATCCATAGGTGTAATACCAGTCTGCACCCTTA